CATTGATGTTGATTTGCGCGGCTTTTTGTAAGCCATAAGTCTTCTGATCCCACCGTTCAGCCAGCCACTGGCGCGTTCGGATGCGCTGGACATCGCGCTGCGCGTGATCGACATCCATGCCGTCCGCGATCTCCACCGTCTCACACGCTAAAAGGTCTGCTGCACGCGTGCGCGCACGCGCAATCATAGCACCGTGATCATTTTCCTCAATCCAATCGTCTAGCGCACGCTTGCTGATGCCCAGATCGATGCAGATGTTGGCAATGCTTTTGCCACTTTCCACCATGCTGAAGATCATCTCTTCGGGCATATCGTTGAGGAAAGCAATGTCCTGTCTTCGTTTTGGGTTACCAACCACGCTCAGACCCTCTTAAAACGCGATTTAAGCCACTCAAAGCCCGATTTGACCCATTGGCCTACCTTACTCATGATTTCACTTAATTTGCCCATTCTTGAACCTCTCCGCTTGTTTGCTGTTGAATTTCTTTTCTGCTGCTGGACCGTCCAGCACCTCAAGGTCATCTGGGAAGTCGTCAAAGCCTGATTCTCCACCTATTTTGTTGGCTTTGAAGCTGACCACCTTGGCGGTTGGATCAAAGGCTTTGACCTTGATGATTTCTTGCACCAGCGGATCGTTGAAGATCACCTCCAGCTCTTCCATGGACCAAATGCAATGGTTGCTCAGTTCCTGCCTTTCGCGCTGCATAGCCAAAGTCTCGTTGACCGTCCTGACAATGACCATGACCTGACCTGTCTGCATCTCCCACTCGATTCTCGGAATCTGATCGTTGGCTGGCGTGATGCCTTGACCGTCAGCCCACTGATCCAACACGCCATAAGCCCTGATCATTCCCGCCAAACTGGAATCGAATTTCGCATGATCCTTTGACGCAATCGCTTGGTGCAATCTGCCGTTCTGCGTCCAGAATTTCTCCCTCAACTCACTGTCTACTAAAGTAATCAGTCGATTTTCTCCCCATTTTCGATCACTGACCGCTTTCGCTGCCTCCAGTTCCACCAACTTGGATTGCACATAAACCGTCCACGAATCTGCTTGTGGACTTGGACTCACCACCACTGGATGCTGTCTGAGTGACTTCTTTGTTGCCATTTCTTTTTCCTTTCAAACAAATTGCATTTGGCGACACTGATGGAGACAAACTACGAGTCTTATAGACTCTCGTTTGTCGTGTCTCCATTCACGGCGACAATGTCTCCAAATGTCTCCAAATGTCTCCATTTTTCATGTATATAAAAACAGTATCAAAAAGACTCACTGTCTACAGTCTTGTTGAGCATCCATACCCATTCATCTCTCATATCAATGAGTTCGTGAGTTGTCAGCGCCTCCTGTGCGCGAGTCCATGCTTTGTCAAATGTTTTGTCTCCGCTTGGTTTGCGTCCCAATTTCGCCCTAAATTCAAGTTCCCAATCCTCTATTAAGACGCACATTCTCTGAGCGCCCTCCATAAACTTTAATATTCCTTTTTGTTTAATCACATTCTCTAAGCAGGTCAATGCTTTGACCTGTTGTCCGGTGAGTTTTGATCCACTCTTACCCTTATTTTTCTGGTCTTCGTGTTCGCCTATCTCGCTGGCCTGCACCGCCAAGCTGGTCTGCGGCTCACCGATCTGAAGTGATCCTTGTGGCGCTGGCAGCTCCACCGTGACCATCTCAAAGCCGTAGCGCGTCCCATCTTCACCGTCCTTTTGCTTGGCGGTACGCACAATCCCTTTCATAGAGTCCTCAAACCTGATTAGTTCCAACTCTGTATCCACCGCCCCTAAGAGCGCTGACGATCCCCGCATCCCGCGACTACTGTCCTTGCCGCTGTGATGCAGGATCATCAGCGCAGCGTCTTGCACGATCTTCTGTATATGCCCACAGGTCACCACAAACTGCATCATGTCGCTGGCCGAGTTCTCATCCCCACCGCCAAAGGCTCTGGCCAGCGTGTCTATGACGATCAACTTAAAGTCGATGCCTGAATCCATGACCAGTTGTTCGATGGCCAGCACCAGCGCGTTGAAGTCTTCGATGCTTGATCTCAGGTTTAATTGGTGGCGAATGACATAAATCGGTGCGCCTGCTTCTGTCTGATGGTGCTGCTTGCACGCCTTGATCCTTGCGCCGACTCCCCCAAAGCCTTCACCGGCTATGTATAAAACACCGCCAGCCTCAGTCACCTCATTGCCCATCCATGCTGTGCCAGTGGCAATGCAGTGAGCAATATGAAGCGCGTGAAAGCTCTTGAAGCTGCCTGGCGGTCCATAGAGCGCGCTGAAACTACCCACAGGCAGCACCTTATCTATCAACCAACGCACCGGCTCATCCTGTATCGCGTCCCAATGCTCGATCTGTATTTGCTTTGACGGTTTTGGTGGTGCTGCTGGCTCTGCCGCAAACTCATGTTCAATTTCTAGCGTTTTCTTTACATGATCAAGCTCATGTGTATGCTTTTCCTCGTTTTGTGTACTTGATTGCAAAATCGGATTCAACCTTTCGGGCATCGTTACCTGATCCAGCGTTGTGATGGGTACGGCCGCCTTGACCAACGCCACCAGCTCGGCTCTACCGCCACCCGCCTCAATGAATTCAAAGGCATCGTCACCTTGCCCTTGCAGACCGAGGTCAACTACCTTCAGTGACTTGACGATGGGCAGGATTGCCTCTGCTGCTTTGTAGGCGTAGCCCCAACCCGCCACATCGTTGTCCGGCACGATGATGACTTGCGCTCCGGCAAAGTATTCGGTGATGGCGGCTGGCCATGATCCGGCGCCAGTGTGCGCGGTGGTTGCGATCATTCCGATTGACTTGATCGCGTCCGCTGCCTTCTCGCCCTCTACTAAGAAGACATTGCGCCCCGCGGTCTTCGCGTCTAAGAGTGCCGGCAAGTTGTAGGGCACGATCCGCGCATCGCCAAGGCTTGGGTGCTTACGGCCATCAGGGTCAACCTTGTACAGACGGTATGTCTTGCCTGTCTCCCCTATCTTGAACCGCTGTTTGACAAACACCGTCTGCCTGTCCTCATCCTGATACGCCCATTCCTGCTCCAGTATGTTGCGAGGTATCGGTCTGATGTTGGCGAGTGGGTCTGGCCTCTCCAAGAGTTCCGGCAGCAGATTGAGTGCTCTGATGGTGTGGAAGACATCCTCTTGGCTGCAACCACCGTGGCAGTGAAACAAGGGCTTGCCCTCATCATTGATGTCGATGCTGAGTGATGGATTCTTGTCGCCTTGTCCTTTGCCGTGACTTGGTACAGGGCAACTAGCCACCCATTGGCCGTTGGCTTTCTTTGCGTTGCCCAGCGTCTTGGCTATTTGTTCTGCTTGCATATTGCCTCTACTTGTTCGATGCGTTGTCCGATCCACGCCATCACAGGCACTGCCATGCTGTTGCCCAAGGCTTTGTACCTTGGACCGTCTGGCGTTGGCTTGCCCTTGGGCTGGATGTCGGTGTAGTTGTCGGGAAAGCCTTGTAGTCTCTCGCATTCCTTTGGCGTGAGTCGGCGCACGGCCATTGATGATTGATAAACCGAATACACCTGATTAGTTACCTCAGATGACTGAGGCGATCTGCTTGGATCGTTGGCGGCAGTAAGAGTGGGTGCGACAACTGAATGCGCCACGGCCATAGGATTCTTGGCTTGCAGGGTTTGCGTGATATCAACATTAGTATGCGGGTTTGACATCTGGCCGCTGAAGGTGATTGGTTGCGCCACACCATGCTGATCTGCTTTGGTAAGACATGGTGCAATGTCATGCATTGGCTCTGTGGCGTTGCCACCGTTCTCTGGTTTGCGTCCGATCCAATTGCCAGGTATGCCGTAGGCTGGAACAAACATTGGACAACCAGCATTGATGTGCTGATTCTCCAAACCTTGTTTTGTTCCAAAGGTAGTATCAAGCGTGCTACTTATTTCGGCAGGCCAGTTACTGTTTGCAGCGCCTTCTCTAACGCTGGTGGCAACACCTTCCCTCTTTTCTCTGCTCGGCGCAGGATTCCCTGACAGGCTGTTGCGCTCAAAAAGTACCGCTGCGGCAGGTCGCCAGTCTCCAAGGTATCCGACAACGAACACACGGCGGCGGCGCTGTGCCACTCCAAAGTATTGAGCGTCAAGAACGCGGTAGGCGAACCCATACCCGAGTTCGCCCAGCGCCCCGAGGAAGACTCCAAAATCTTTTCCTCCGTTAGATGACAGGACTCCAGGGACATTCTCCCAGACCAACCATCTGGGGCGATATTTGTCAGCAATGGCAAGATAGGTAAGCATGAGGTTGCCACGCGGGTCATCCAATCCTTTTCTAAGTCCTGCGACTGAGAATGATTGGCAGGGTGTTCCTCCAACGAGAAGATCGACATTTGATTCAATTGACCACTCCTTAAATTTCGTCATGTCGCCAAGGTTTGGCGTTTGTGGATAGTGGTGCGCCAGCACCTGAGATGGAAACTTTTCGATCTCTGAATACGCTACTGCCTCCCATCCAAGGGGATGCCATGCTACGGTTGCCGCCTCAATACCACTGCAAAGTGAGAGATATTTCATGTTGTATTTTTTAGAGGAAAAAAAACCGCTGGGGTTAGCCAGCGGTGCTTAAAGCCGATCAGTTAGAACATCTCGTCATCAGCCACTGCTGCGGCCATTGCTGACTTCTTTGGCGCTGCAACTGGTGGCCCAAACGACGGTCTTGGTGTGTATGCAACTGGTACAGCAGCCGGTACAGAGTGATCAGCACCTTCAGCATCCATACCCAATGGACGATCAATCCACGACACGATGTTGAACGCTGGAATGCGAGTTGTGCCCTTGCCGATCTTTTCCAGCTTAGAGCCGGTGTACTCCAGCACAGGCAACTTGCCCACATTGGCGGCTTGCTGTGCGGCGCAGGCGGTGTACATGACTTCAAGTCCCATGTTCGGACCTACGCCATTCGATGACCATTCCACCAAGCCGATTTCCTTGTTGTAAAACTTGACGATGAATCCGCGCTTGTGGTCGGGGGACGGCTGTGCGCCTTTCTTGCCAAGCACTGCATCGGCTTGCCAATCGCGCAAACCGACACCGAGTGCCAGCCAGCCTGTTTGCACATCATTGATGTCGAATACGATCTTTTTGAGTTGGATTTCCTCGCCGAGATTGTTTGTCCAAGCGTTAGCTTGAGGAGAGAAGCGGATGTAGTTTCCAGAGCCGCCAGCAGATGAGAGGTTTAGCATTTTGCGTTTCGCTTTCTAAGTTTCAGGGGTTGCATTATTGACTCAGACTGCGATCTCTCGCAAGCGTAAGTCCACTTGATATCTTGACCGTGAGATCGTCCAAGATAACTCTTTGATCCTTTGGAAGCAGTTTCTCTGCCGCCGCTGGAGTAATTAGGTTTGTTTCAAAAATCTGTGTTCGGGTAAGTCCCAACTCGGCCAACTTGTCAGCGGCCTTGTCGCCATCTAACCATTTGCGCGTTGGGCGCTTCGGTGCGAGCTGCCAGCCTTGCAGCACCATGCCGTCCTTTTCCATGGCCTGCATCGCGTGCTCTTCCACTGCCTTGATGAATTTTTCAACCATCGGTGCTTTATCTAATATTGCGCTGATCTGATCGGGCGTGAGAGTCTTCATCACCTCCGCGATCTCTTCTTTGTTCATCGCGGTGATGTCTGTCTGTGTGGCCACAACATCGAATTGCTGTTTCTGTTTGGGGCAAATCGTCTTCGCGTCACACCACTGACAGGCTGACTCGGACATATACAGTGGCGGTTCATCGAGCTGTGTGGCGATCATCGCGGGACGCAGTACCTTCTCTTCCCACTCCCACAACTCTGCTGCTGGCATCACAAGAGTGCGCGGCTCGCCTGAGTGCGGTTGCACAATCGTGAGATGGAATTCTTTGATCCAATCGCGTGACATTCCCTGCGTGTAGGCAAGCGCGTAAATCTTGAGCTGTGTCGAATCCTCTGACACATAACCCTTGCCAGTTTTCAAATCAGTGACATAGACCTTGCCTGACTGCATGGAGTAACCCACGACATCAGCAGTGCCACCCACTTGGATGTATTCAGCAGACTGATACTTGACTGGGTACTCGACATTCATGCGCTCTGTCAGCCCTTCGATATTCCAAATCTCGTTCAGGTAATCAAGTGCCATCTGACAATCGTCAGCGTCCAAGATCACGCCTTCAATCTCCTCGCCAATGAATTTCATGGGATCGGTGTCGAGTTGGTAGCAAGTCTCGGCCAGCGCGTGAATGGCAGTGCCAAGCTGTGCGGCTTCACCTGATGGGCGTTGCGGTACTTGAGCACAGAGCTTGACCGAACCTGGGCACGCGATCCACCGTGATGATGCCGAGGGTCTTAGTCTGCGTTGTTTTGTTGCCATGTGTCTCTTTCCAAGTGGTGATCGTTGATGATGATCTGATACGCCAACTGCCTTACCTCATGGCTGACAGCGTGTCCAAGGTCTTCGGGGTCTAGGATGCGTTTGAGGAGCACCACCTTGTCCTGATTGGCCTTGCGTTGCAACTCCAACTGAGTGCCCAGCCAAATGATGTGTTCGCGCATGACTTGTCTCTCTTTATCTTGCATGGTGTGCACCCCAATATGCGATTAAGGCTGCGTCTGATCTGCCATCATCTTTGACGCGCTTGAAGTCAGCCTGATTGTTTGGGAAGAGTTCCATGGCGCGTGCGCGGCTGGCATCCTTGCCCTGTCCACGGCCAACGGCCTTGACCCAAGTGGCCGGTGCAACATATGTCACAGGCAGTTTGTACGCGGCCAAGATGCCTTCAATCATGCCAAATGAGCGCCCAAAGCTGAAGACACTTGTCACGCCTTGGCCACTGACTGCACCCACGCGCTCGCAGTAAACATGGGAATCGTTTGAGTTGAAGTTGGACAAGATGTCAGCCAACTCGCTGGCACTGACCTGTCGCTTGGCTTTGCCGTTGCGCTCCACCGTCATGGTGGGCATATCAATGACGATCAAACTGTCAGTGCCATTGATGACGGCCACCGCACCGGAGAGGCCAGGATCGATTCCGACTACTCTCATTTAAATTTCACCAATATTTTTGACCAAATGTATCCACCGCCAACTTTTGCAATGAATTGCAGTGCAACGATTCCTAGCATCAGACCGCCAAAGGCAATCGTTGGAAAAACAATAGAGTCAACCAATGCGCCAGCGGTATTTGATCCATTGACCCGAACCATCCAATCTTTACCTTTGAGATATTGATAGGCTAATGAATCAGCAACCATTGACAAGCTGAATGCCGCCAAAGATGCAAAGGCAATCATTCCTGTTGCTGGATTGATGGCATAAGAAATGATGCTGGCAGTTGCAATCAAGCCACCCATCTTTATGGCTAGTTTGTCACCCTCCCAAAGATCATGCAACTTGTCACGCAATGACAAATCTAATCCAATCAGTACAAACGCACTTATTGGGGTAAACCAAACACCGAATGCGGCAACCAATAGATTTGCGGCAACCAATGCGGCAATATAAATGAATGCATAAATCATATTAACTTCTCCTGTAATGGTTTTTCTTCCCACAAAGTTGGGGGGTTTCTTGCATCAATTCTTTTTGCCATACAGCCAGCACATTCGATATGTTCTGCATGGTGTAAAGCAACATTTGTAGAGTCTGCACTTGCTAATGGGTATCCTGTTTGTCCCAACATCCTCATGCCATGTACCCAAGGTATTTGTCTTCCATAGGTTTTAACCAGTGCATTAAATGCCTCATCCATCCTGCCGCACCATTTTGTAGTGCCAATCTGCCAATATTCCCCTGCTGACCCAAAGCACACCCGCCCCCATTGGTCACATAACTCTAGCAAATATGAAATTGGCAAGCCTAAATGCCATACAGGAATTCCAAATTCTTTACGGAAACACCAAGTTTTAACCATCTCTTTTTGTTGTTCGACAGTCCCATCAATTACATCAGGAACAACCGCCCAATGAGGATGCGCCAGCAAAGGCTCAACCCACTTATAAAAGCCAGTTAAGTTGAATTCCAATCCTCTTGTTTTGGCACTAAATGCGCCGTTGTCCAGCATCAAGGATTGTCCAATCTGTAAACATCTTTGCAAATCATCAGGTCTGGCGTAGGAAATACAAAAGTTTTTCCCTGCCATTGTTTGAATTGCTTTGATGGGACTGATTGGAGTGCCGTGATAGTGAATCATTTGACGGCATCCTCCATGGCTTTGTTGAGCACCTGAAGCCGCGCTGAGATCAGCGCATCCGCTGCCTGCTCCAAGCGCACCACGGTGCTGTAGAGTGGCTCAGTGATGCCGTTTTGCCAGCGGCTGACCTGTGCCTGATTGATTTCTGCGACTCGACACAAGTCAGACATCCGATATCCGGCTGACTCAATCTTGTACTTGATGTCGTTTATGGCTTGCTGTGCGATTTTCATGCGTAGAATGTTAACCATGTTTTGTGGAAAGCGTCAAGTGTACAGGCAAAAAAGGGGGCTGACTCGCGCCAGCCCCAAAGGCAACTGCGCGAAAGCAGAAACGCGCAAAGACATTGTAAGGTATGAAATACCTGACTAACTTGTAGGTGATTTGACAGATATGCAAATACTGATATGATTACTTCGTCAACAACACAAATGGAGTGAGATATGTCAGAACAAATTTTACGATTGCCTGAAGTCATTGGCTTGGTGAAAAAATCAAGAGCAACCATCTACACGGATATGAAGCGCGGAGACTTTCCTCATCCCATTAGCATTGGACGCAGGGCAGTTGCATGGAGACGCACTGACATTGATGCGTGGATGGATACCCGCCAACAAAAAATATATCCCAATGAAACCTTGGAGACAACACAATGAACCACACACAACACGCCATGACGGTGGAGAACCACCGCAAACTCGGCAAACGCGCTGAGGCTGCCTTTGACTACTTGCTGTGCCTCGCCATCGGCGTAGGCTTGGCCGCACTGCTTGTCGCATGGTGGTCGGCGTGACCGAGCTGCAAGACTACTGCCAAGAACCTCGGACCATGTCCGAGTTGGTGGAGGCAGGATTCAAGCCCAACGCGGTCTATGCCGCCGTCAAGCGCAACGAATTGAAGAACACCAATGCCATGGATGCTTGGGGGCGCAAACAGCGCGGTAAGGGCTTATTCTTGTCTACCGTGACACGCATCCCCTACAACGCGAGCTTGCTAGTGCAAGCCTGGAACACACAACCCAAAGGAGAAAACAATGTCACAGACCATGCAAATGGAAATTGACCGCGCTGTCAATAAGTTCACGCCACCCATGGAAGTGGGTGGTGGATTTCTCACCCGCGATGAATACGCCAAGCTCGCACGCATGGCCATCACCGAGGGCACGATGATCGGATGGGCGCACGCGGAGAACATGACAAGAGAGCGTATGCAGCGCAAGATCACCGAGCTGGAACACGAAGTCAGCATCTTGCGTGACCGCGTGAAAGATGTCGAGATGGAATTGCTGGCCACACAAAAATGAGAAAGCTTAACTGGACACCCCCACACGGTACAAAAATCACATGGCCAACCATTCATGTGTTTGACGCTGCATTCACGCCGACTCGCGGTGCTGATGTGCAGGCAATTTGGCGCAGATACGGTTGGACCGCCAAGTTTGGCAATGCGCCAGCGGTTGACGAACCCATCCACAAATCCAAGGTGCTGCGCGTATGGAAACCATAATTAACTTCTTGCTTGTGGCGGTGCTCTCCATCACAATCACGCTACTGGTGATCTTTTGCGTCATCAAATTTCTGCTGGACCAGACCGAGGATAAGTGAATGCCTAGACAAAAGACAGAGTTGACCACCAACCCCAAAATCATAGGGGCGCGGTTGACGCAGGAGCAATTCAAAGAATGGCGCAAACTGGGTGGCGGCCTGTGGCTGCGAAAGTTTTTGATTGAGAGTGCAGTAAAGAGAAATGAAATCCGCAAGACTGCCCAAGGTAATTGATCTGCTTCAGCGCACAGCCTGCACAGCGCCAGAGCTGGCGGCCAAGGTGTACTGCACCGAGAGGTCAGCGCAGCAGATGATCAACCGTCTGCGACTCGCTGGCACGGTCCACATACAAGAGTGGCGCAGATCGGGCAGAGTGCTGGTGGCGGTGTACCGCTATGGGATTGGCACTGATGCCGTCAAACCGCCACCGCTGACACCCATGGAGCGTTTGCGAAGATTCAGAGAGCGCGAGTCACTTGACGATAAGGCTTTCCGCTTGGCAAGGGAAAGAGGTAAGAGGTTAAAGCCGAGGCGCGATCCGCTGGTGGCTGCACTGTTTGGAGAGAGATGATGATGTTGTCACCATATGTAAATGTTGAAGTGAAGATGCCAAAAGATATTCTTGAAGCGTTAACAGCGCATGAGTTTTATTGCATTGGATCAAAGATCAAAGAAGTCACGCCAGAGTCGGTCCAAGATTTTTTGACAACTCGATATAGTCAAAAACTTGCAAGTAAGTTCAAGTCAGAATATTTGTTCAATACCCTAAAGACTTGAGTAGAGATTCATCAAGTAAACCAGCGTAGGGCTTCATTTCTAAAGTGCGAATATCTTTTCTGCTGGGGCTTGATGGATCAATAATTCCACGGTTTAGTCGATGCATTACAAGCAAATCAAAAATATTTCTACTTTCTGGCACTGCGCCTAAACCCTGACCAGGCACGCCTAATGGGTATGCACTATGACCTGATTGCATGATCAATGGCTGGTCTGGAAATACTTGACCGACATTCAAAATACTTGCATCTGGCAAATTCAATTGATTAGGGTCTGCAATTGCAAGTCTAGCCTCACCGATACTCAAGCCACCTTCATTTCTGAATTCTTTGTCAAGCAAAGTCTTTTTCATGGACTTGCGTTTTCGGTCTGATAAATTTCTAAATTGATCAATGCTTGCTGGATCGTCCAAGCCTTTCCAATCAGGAATAAACCTATTTTTTATTTGACGATCAAGCGCTTTTTTGGTGTCCTTGCCCATAACAGTTTGCGCGTAGGAAAGCATTGTTTCACCAGTCATATTGGCAAAGTCACTGCCTGATGGAGACATCACCCATGGTATGTACAAAGGGTCTTTTCCTGTTGTCTGTTTTAGAATGCCAGCCATTTTGTAAATGTCACTGGCTGGCTTTGTGCCTGATGCCCAAACCTGACCAGGGTTTTCGTACATATAAGGTTGGCCACCTTGTAAGTACACAGGACGATTCAAAGATACGCCATCAATATCAGTCAATAAGCCAGTTCTAGTGCGGTCCGACATACTGGTGATGAATGGGTAGTCCTGATAATCCGCAAGATTAATTTTTGGTATGGAGTAGTCGTAGATCGGAACAACAGTTGTTTGCAAATTTCTAAGTCGCTCTTGCTCTAGTTTCCTAGCGTCAAATCTAGGATCAAAAACATTATTGCCTTGCAACATGAATTTCGGCTGCGGTGTCATCGCACCAAGCAGTCCACCACGCTCACCCATCATGGCGGCATTGATCTCTTCACCCGCCATACGCAAACCAGCTTTGCCTGCTTTACCAACAGCCTGTGCAACAGGCTTAACAGCAGCCACTGGCGCCGGTGACATGAATGCACCAGCAGTCTCCAGCAAGCCAGCCTGTGGCGTGGGTTGCGTCATGCGCGGTGTCGTTGCCAGCACCTGCTCAGATGATGGGACAACACGCCTTCTCTGCGGCATACGCGGGTCTACATCACCTCTGAGCATCCCTTCAATCATGTAAGGCAGATCAAGCAAACCGGCCACTGATCCGCGCCCAAGTGACTCCAGATTGCTCAGAGAAAACAGACTCGGCATTCCTTCAGCCGAGTAGTCCGGTACGCCTAGTGGGTCTTGGTAGTAATTGGTTGCCATTTATTGTCCTTGCGTTGCACCAATGGTAGTGCCATATCCGAGTTGAATTGCTTTCTCGCGCAGTGACTTTGCCAGCGGCTCGACTTTGGTGATGTTCGCCTTTGCCATCATCATGGCGGCTATCTTAGGGTCAAGCATTGCCTGCACCAGCAACTGCTGAATTTGCTCATCAGGCAGCTTGTACAAGAAGTCCAAAGGCCGAGTCATTGTTCGCAGTGTGGTGTTGGTGGCCATGGACTCGCTGAACACTCGCCCGATCAGGTTGCCCATGCTCATGTTCTTGAATGTGTCAGAGCCTGGCGCTCTTACGCCTGGCGCAGTCGCAGCCATGCCGCGGTTGATCTCGTCAATGATGTTGTCTAAGCGCGTCTGTGCTGGGATAGACAGCTTGAGATCAAGTTCATCTGCCTTGTTTGACAGTTGACGGCGCAAACTACCAGCGGCCAGCACCGGCTCACCTGTCATTAGGTTTGGCTGGCCGGTGGTGACTCTGCGCTCAATCTCTTGCAGCATCTTCATCTGGTCAATAGGGCCGGACATCTTAGAATACTTGTCCATGTAGGCTCTGAAGCCAGGCGCTGCCGCGTCAATCACATCATCAACAGCCTTAATTATGTCCTTCAATTGACCTTTTGCAAGGCGCAGGCTTGGGTTTTCTTGGTTGTATTTACCTTGAACTGCGTCAGCCAAGTCCTTGCGAACCTCATACAAAGACATTGGCGTTTTTCCCTTTGCTACGCGCTCAGTCGCCCACTTCATGGCGGTTTCAACATCCTGACGCACGCCAACAGGGCTTGCCATGACATTGTCAATGGCCTTGTTGACCACCAGAGTGACACCTGTTTGGAATGTCACAGGATCAACTGTGACGGCAGCAAATGCCTCCTCACGCTTTGGCTGTGTCACTTCAGTGCGCTTTTTCTCTGCCGCAGCCACCGAGCCAGGCTTGCCGGAGAGCTTGCGAAACGCATCAAGCAAAGCCTGCTGATTGGCTGATAAACGGCTTGGGAATGCGCCAGTTTGATCCAAGGCTCTGATGGCAGTCTCTGCCGAGGCCAAGCCAGGATCAAACGCTGTGGCGGCTGTGGTGGGTTGCACGCCTGGCACAAGTGGCTCGGCTCTGCTCAAGTTCAACTGTGCTCGCGTTGGGTCTGTCGCCAAACGATTCAGCAAGCCACCGACAATGGTTTCTCTACCGGCTTGCGTGAATGGTTGCACCATTGACACAGGAGCTGCCAAAGCGCGTTGTGTGGTGGATAGAGTTGGGCCGCCAGGCGCAGTCATGCCAGCCAACATCGCACCGCCCATTTGCAGAGAGGGTGGCGCACCACCCTCGCGCAGTGAACCGGCTGCCGCTGATGATGCAGTGGCCGCCGCAGCCTGTGCGCGTGGATTGGTTGCCAACATCTTCAGGAATTCTTGCGCCGTCATTGTTGTGGCGGCAGGCAGTGCTTCTCTTGCAAGATTGGCTGCACCGCCAACACCATAGCCAGCAGTGCTGATGTCTTGCACGACACGCTCTTGCGCTGTCTGTGGCTCTGGAAAACCCATTGCTGATAGCGTTCTTGGCACTGCCTGCGTCATTGTTGGCAGTGTTGATCCAGTGGCAAGGTTGTACAAGTTGACGGCAGGGTCAACCACCAGAGGCAGCATACCGCCAGCCGTTAATACAGACTGCGCCATGGGACGCACTGATAGACCGGCTTGGCGTGTCAACTCGCTAGTCTTTGGCAGTGACATACCAAAGAAAGAGTCATCGGCTTGCGTGTCCATCATTGCCGCAGGTGCTGACAAATTCTGAATCGCCTGAATGATTTGCTCATCAGACATGGTGCTTGGAAAAGCAACAGGTCCAATATTTGGTACTTCAACAATTTTGTCAGCCATGATTGATTATTCCTCTACATACCGCACGACACCAGTTTTCGGGTCTGTTACAAGTCTGCCTACCTTTTGTTTTGCTGCACCAGCCGGTGGCTTTCTGACAATTGATGGCAAAGTGGCTTGTCCACCTAAAGCAGTATTAAGATTTTTAAAGCCATACGATTTTCCAAAACCCATGTACTCATCACGCTTTTGGTTGTAAGCCTGACCTGCCGCAGCATAAAGCTCTGCTGACAATTGCTTGAAGTCATCGCGTTGTGTAGGTGTGAGTTTTTGTCCAGATGCCCACAGACTGAAATAGTTTTGCAGTCGATCTAATCTTCCAGATGCCTGCATAGCAATGGCGAGTTCAGTCTCACGAACAACAGAGCCAGGATCAAGCAACTTCATAACCTTGGTTGCGCCAGCCACATCACCAATTGGTGTGCCTTGATCAAGTGCTGTAATCACCTGACCATACGCGGTCTTCATGTCGTTGTAGTCTTTGTAGATAGGCTCTGCTTTAAATGCTTTGCTTAACGACAACTCGTTTTCAAATCCCTTTTGGCCTTCATTAACATTCACCGTAGTTGCACCTGATCTACGCAATGCCTGAACATTCTCAAAGGTGACTGGCTTATTAGTTAATTTCAATATTTGAATCTCATTTGGCAAAGCCTCCGGCTTGTCCAACTGACGCAAATTCTCAAGCGTGATCGGCATATTCAATGCCTTCAGATACTTAATTTTTTCTGGATCAGCTTCAGGTTTATCCAACAAACGCAAATTTTCAATAGTCAAAGGAAGATTAAATGCTTTAAGCATTCGAATGCTTTCAGGCTCAGCCTCTGGTTTTTCATAAGGCATCGCATCTGGAACAACTCTTCTTTGTCCATACTTGTTGTATTGAACCCTTTGTGGTTGACCGCCCACCATTTCAGTAACAGGCGCGCCAAACTCTTCAGCCGCCAAATCAGCAGGCGCAATAGGCGCTTCAATTACTCCACCTGTTTCTGTTTGAATATAGAATTTTCCATCAGCACCTTTAAATGGTTGACCAGTTGCTTTTGTTTTTGGCGCTACATCAGATACAACTTTATAAGTTCCATCTTCATAGTATTGAACAAATGCCGGTTTGCCTGCAACCATTGCTTCTTGTGGTTGTCCTGTTGGCTTAACTTGTGGTGCAACTGGTGCTGGAACAACTCCACCTGTTTCTGTCATTACATAGAATTTTCCATCAGCGGCTTTAAATGGCTGACCAGTTGTTTTCTGTGGCTGCATCAGCTTAATTGCTTCAGGAATGCCTTTCTCTGGAGGCAAGAAAGACAATAGCTTTTGCATTTGCGGAGACAAAGCAGCTCCAGCACTAGGCATTGTTGCGCCAGACATTGGCTGACCAATTAAATTAGCACGCTCAACGGTTGGGCCTACTGCCATGCCAGGCGCTGAAATAGCTTGCTGTGGCGTAATTGCTTGACCCTCTACTGGCTGACCTGTAATGAAACTTTGATATGCATCTAAAGCCGACTGCGCTCTCTTTGCCTCATCGAGCTTCTGCTTAGTCAGCATCTGCTCAATGGCATTCTTCTGTGCGCCTTGGTAGCCAGCAGTGCCAGCCTCATACGCGCTGCCGAGTGCTTGGCCAAAAGAAATAGGTTGTGTGGTGTAGCCACTGTTCTTCAGCAGCGACATGGCCGCACTCATCAGTGCCTGATTCTGCATAGTTTTTTTCTGGGTTTCCGATAGGTAGTCACCCAAACCTGAATCATTTCCACCAAACAGTAAGCCGCCAAGATTTGAAAAATCAAAACTTGATTTATTTGTCTCATCCATTTTTCACCTCATCCAAGTAAGCCGCCACTGCGTACACCGTACATCTTCAGCAGTTCTTCATAGTTCTGATTGCTGCCCATGGGCAATTGCGGCATTTCCATTTGCGGCATTGGCGCTTGTTGCTCTGGTTTGCCCATAAGCCCACCCAAGGCTTGCATTGCGCCAAGTGCAGTTTGCATATTCATGCCGCTAGTAGGCATCTGACCAAACGATGATGGTGGCATCATGCCTGTGCCGGTTGCTGAATCAGCATATGTATTTCTTGGCATAGTCATACCAAGATTCATGCTTGGCTTGCCGCCATACAAGTCCATGCCAGTACCCATTTGCGGCATACGCATACCGCCAGCGGCATTGCCACCGCCAAATAAGTTCGTTAAGTAGTTCATCCGAATAAGCCTCCAAGCAGACCGCCGCCAATTGCGCCAACCACATTGCCAACGCCAGGGAAGATTGATCCAAGCTGTGCACCAGCCAATGCGCCACCCAATGCGCCTGACGCAACATTGCGACTTGTTGGCTGACTTGATGTGCCAGTGCTTGTTGATCCAAGATTTGCAGGTTGTGCGCTCATTGCAGCCTGCTGAAGTGCTAAACGCTGCAATGGCAGATTGCGCTCTGCATCAAGTTTCAATTGTGCGTACTGTTGGCGAGTCAATCCAAGATTCATGGCGTTTTGAAAGCCGCGCATATTCATCTCACGCGCTTCTTGAGCCAGTCGTGCTGCTTGGCCAAAGCCAGCAGATCGCAACTGTCCAGCGGTGCGTGCGGCCTCTTGCAGTGCCGCTTCATTGGTCAGTGCAGACTGCACCCCATAGCGTGAGCCACCAAAGGCTTTGGCGGCAGTTGCTCTGTTTGCATCTTGCAAAGCCTGCATCTGGCGGGAACGCTCAATGTCTTGCAGTGACTGTTGAACGACTTGCTCTTCGTATGGATTCTGAAACGCCGCAATATCTTCAGCGCCAAAGGGTTTCATGCTGGCTTCGTATAAAGCCGCTTCACCAGCCTCGTAGCGTGGATCGAATCCAGCGAATTGCTGAACACCAAGACCGCCAGCGGTTGATCGAGCTAAATCAAGATTCGATAAATAAGCCGCACGCACCGCAGGATCAATACCTGTTGCTGTGGTTTGCGTTGATGTTTGTGGTTTTCCACCTTTGGACATAAGTCACCTCACAAGTCTTTGCACATTACGAACCACTTTGGCTCGTATCCCCTGTCTCTTAAAAATGTTCTCTCCCAACCCTTACGGCCAGCGAGAGACACTCGGCTGCAACCTTCACTCTTCCCCCACGATTCGATGATAGGTTGCATCAATCGGAGTTCATCTAGGTCGCCGCCAGCAAGGAAGAAGTGCAAAT